TGAGGGGAGAATCCCTCAGAGATACAAGTATCTCTGAGTCCTATACCTTTGAGTATAGGCTATCCTGTAAAGGATAAAGACTTCCAATACTATCTAGAATTCAAGCATTTGCGGAAACTGCTGAATCATATTATACGATTCAGGAAGTTTCTTTAGAATACTTGATACAGCTCTAACTTCTGTATCTGAAAATCTATCAATAAATAGTTGATCAGATAATGGAATGGTCATACTTCTAAGAAGTAACGGCCATTCACCTGATCCTATTGTATCTATATGCTTGGCCTTTTTAGTTAAGTCTAAATAGTCCTGCTCTATAGATCCATAGGAATCGGTAAGAGGTACTTTAGTTAACTGTTCTAGTAACGGATCAGTAAAGAACTCTGGTATCCCAGTAACATACATTAAGTAGTTCTGGGCTAATAAACCTAATGGTTTACCTTTACCAACTTCTGGTTGTGATTCCGAAAATATCTGAACCATTATGTTAGCTAGGATGTTAGTCCCAACTAAATCATTAATGGGTGGTAAGTTGAAACCAAGTTGCCTGGAGATCTCATTATGAGCCTCTCCAGCCGGCTTAGTCCCTCTTATCACTTGGATAATTCTGGACAAGGCATATGACTTAACATACGCTTTGTTTCTCACTCTAGAAGGTAAGTTCCTTATTCTTCCAAGGAAGTCAGAAATACTCTCTTCAATACAGAAATCCCACTCTTTATCCTTCTCTTGAAGAAGTAATGAAGTCATCAATTCTGAGGACTTCATACTATTCTTTAAAGAAGAATAAGGAAATGGGGTTATCTCTACACCCCTGTAAATTAGCCTTTTGGCAAATTCACAGAAATAAGGTGAGATATGAGATTTAGTTAGTTGTATTTCTACACCTATCTTTCTCATAATTTCTAAGTATTGAGTAGCAACTTCTCTATCCCCAATTAGGACATCATCACCTAAAAGAACATACTTTAAGTTCTTATAGGGAATTTTTAGCTTGACACTAATATAATAAAATATATAGTGATGAGCTAAAGTAAATGATGCCCAAGAGGAATAGGCTCCCATCGGATTACCAACAGTATAAGATATCTCTTGATTGTCAACCCAAAAGGGTTGACCAACCATAAGGTATTTTCAACTGTTTATGTAGTCTTCAGGAAGATGACTCCTTAAAACATAAGAGATAGTTTCGATAGGAAATCTATCTGTAGCATTAGATAAATCTAAGCTATAAAAGATTTCTCATGATTCTATCTTAGTTTTAAAACTAGATTGATCAAAAGTACAGTCTTGGGGAATTTTCTTAAGTACTCTGAAAAGGTAAGTATGCAAGGGCTTTAAGATTGCTTGACTAAAATAGTCAAGGATCCCAATAACCCTTGTTTTACCTTCCTTATCAGAGAAATAAGTTAATTTCCTGATGATTAATTTCCCTGGTTTTATACCAAAGAAGTTTATCATTAAATGGCTGTATTTTTGTAAACCTTTAATTAAGTTACATATTATTTCCCCACCCATATGAATGATACAGTCTACTGCTTTTGAAGGCAGAGATATGAAATCACTCATAAATGTGGATAAGGCATGTCCATTTGGACCTGACTTAGTTGAGAAATGATATTTCTTAAATCTTAACGATTTAGGAACTCTTGTTAGAGGTCTGTAGCCTAAGTATCTTCAAAACCTTTTACCATAAACTTCTAAAAACTTAATATCTATTCCATTAAATGGATCTGATATAGTTTTTAAGTCTGGCTTGGGTTTTGTCTTCAAAGATCTAGTACTAAATAGTACGGTATTGATCAGCCTTATCACTTTATAGTGGTAAGGGTGGTTAATATCTTGTACTATCGGTATCAAATCTTTTAATACTTTAGGTATTCCAGATTTAGTTAATTTAATATTTGAGCTCTGAAGTGGGTTTCCTTCTAAAAACTTAAGGAAAGATAGTCTAACAGCCTTATTATAGGTTATTAGACCTGTCACTCCTCTGGTTTTAAGGATTCTCCTCTGTTCAGAGATCAAATGATTAAAATATTGGATAGTCTTTACATCAACTTTTAAAGTGATGTTTAACCAGCCTATTACTGAAGGAAGGACTTTTAATAAATAAAATTCTCTTCTTTTCATTGGTAGGGTAGTTAGTTATAAATACTATATAGAAATGAACCTTAAGGACCAAATTATAACTTAAAAACTTATAATCCGGGTATCATTGAAGATTATCCTACAAGGATATAGGGATTCTCCCGAAAGGGAAAATCTCAACCTCCTCTGTAAAGAGAAGGGTGCCTTCTATGAAGGACTCCTCAAATGAGGAGAGATTCTCCCTAAT